ATTTAAATGTTCCCATGTATTCGTTGAGCGTCAGTCTACGGGACAATGACACAGGCCCAGAATCAAATTCATGGATGGCCGAAGATGCGTTGGGTCCTAATTCCAGAGAAAGATTTATAGAAAATCCTGTAGACGTTTCAGGTATATTAGAAGCAGCGGCAGATCTTTTAGAAAACGGTACATACAAAGAGATATTGATCGTAGACGATATTAACGACACAGGTGCTACCTTTAATTGGATTATGAAAGACTGGAAGAGCGGTTGTTTTCCTAATGATCCCAGCTGGGACGAAGTCTGGAATAACAATGTCAAGTTTGCTGTGTTAGTTGATAATCTTGCCAGCAAATGTGATGTTAAGATGGACTTTGTCGGTCGTGAAATTAACAAAGCCGAAAACGATGTTTGGGTAGATTTTCCCTGGGAAGATTGGTGGACAAAATGATTAAAAAATTAAGAATTAAATTAGCCCGTTGGATCTTAGGAAATCATTGTCCCTGTTATCAAATGAGATATCATACTATGGTAGACTTTCAACAACGCAGTGCTGATACATTAAAAGAATTTAACAAACGAAAAAATACTCCATGAGCACAATAACAAGACACAGCGGCACCTGTATGATTAAAATGGCTAAAAGTTCTAAGGCTACTGAAGCAGTTGTAGAAAGCTTCGAAGAAAAGGTCAAACTCAATGTTGTTGTAAATAAGGCCATTAAGATTAGCATGAAGTGGAACGGGAGGAAATACGAAGGTCGTTCTGCAGGCATGGACTTTGAAAGCGACGGGCCGACTATTTCAAAGACACAAACTGGTATCAGAGGATAATATGAATTTACATTACACATTAGACGATGCTCGAGAAGCCGGGCAAGCACCTTGGGATGATGTGGTTCGAGAAGACTTCCATGTTGTTATTTTCAAAGACAAATATCCTGTCACTGAAGGACATCTATTGTTTGTTCCTAAATATTCTGCTGCAGGTGTCATAGAAGATTGTTTTGCTGATGCACTAAAAATAGGCAGGCAAAAAGTTGAATCTGGAGAATGGGACGGATTTAATATCGGACTCAATTGGGGGGAGGCTGCGGGACAGACAGTGCCGTATCCGCATGTACATCTAATACCAAGACGCCGAGGCGACATGGAAGATCCCACAGGTGGAGTTAGACATGTTATTCCCGAACGTGGAAATTATCGTAAATGGTAAGAATTACTGTTCCTTGGCAGAATCAAAACGACACATGGTGGACTGAAACCTGTGCCAGCATATTAGAACACTTCGGTCTTCCTGGCGGAAAGTATAAAACTGAAGTGTGTGCAGAGTGTATGCATTTTGATTTCACTGATGAAAAAGATGCATTGATGTGTCAACTACTGATCAGCGATAAAATATGTTGAAAAATATTTTTGTGATAATATCCGTTGGAACGGTTATTTTTGTAATCATTACGGATTATACGCCACAGGGCCGAGTTTATGATTGTAGTTTGGCAGAATTTCGTTCAGACTATCCAATTGAAGTTAAAGACGAATGTCGAAGATTAATTAAAGAATACAACGATAAAGAAAATCGGTTGCACACATAACAAAAAGAGTGTATAATAAAGTATGAGTAAAATAAAAATTGCAGAGCTGTTTTACAGCATACAAGGCGAAGGACGCTATATGGGTGTGCCTTCTATTTTCTTACGCACATTTGGCTGCAATTTTAAATGTGCAGGTTTTGGTATGCCCAAAGGTGAATCCAGCAAAGAAGTGGATGAGATTGCAGAAATTAGTCATATGTTTAATAAGTATGAAGAATTACCGTTGGTTAGTACAGGCTGTGATAGTTATGCATCGTGGGATCCAAGATTTAAAGATCTTAGTCCAATGCTAACATCAGATGCTATTGCCGAACGTATTACAGAAATACTGCCTTTCAATGAATGGCGAGATGAGCATCTTGTTATCACAGGCGGAGAGCCGTTGTTAGGTTGGCAACGTGCTTATCCAGACTTGCTGGATCATCCTAAGATGCAGACATTAAAAGAAATTACATTTGAAACAAATGGTACTCAAGCATTAACCGATGATTTCAAATTGTACTTACACTCTTGGAAAAGTCATCATTCATATGACTTCTGGAGAGAAATAACATTCAGTGTCAGTGCTAAACTTAGTTGTTCTGGTGAAACCCGTGAAGAAGCAATTAAGCCCGAAGTAGTTTGTGAGTATCAAGAATATGGTTATACATATTTAAAGTTTGTCTGCGCCACAGAAGATGATGTGGAAGAAGCAATTGAAACTGTAGACATCTATCGTGCCAATGGATTTGACGGGCATGTATATTTGATGCCAGTGGGTGGAGTAGAATCAGTTTATGTATTAAATAATCGTCGTATTGCTGAGCTGGCTATGAAGAATGGATTACGCTACAGTGATAGATTACAAGTTCCGTTGTTTAAAAATGAGTGGGGAACCTAATGAATTTTATTAAAAAACTATTGGGGTTTGATAAAGTTGAAGCTAATATCGCTATAGCCAATCAACTGTTGGAAGAAGCGAATATCAAAAAAGATCAAGCAGAACAGGCATTAAAACTTGTGCAAGAACAAGAAGAATTAGCCAAACTTAGTCCCAAAGATCGTGCTACTCGAAAGAATGAGCCATGGGTCGGTGTACTAAACACGCATGTCAACAAAGACAATGTGCGCAATGGATTTTTCGAACTTGACTGGAACGAGCCTTTCGTGTTAAAATTAAAGCAAGAAGGCTATGGGTTCGATGGCGACAAAGACGAAGAAATCGTGGATCGTTGGTTTCGTGAGTTATGCGCCAATGTTGTAGTAGATGGTGACTTCGGTGGGCCAATTAATACCGGTGTTATTGACATTAATGAAGTTAAAAGAAAGAATCAAACATAATGAACTATATTTTAGTTGATACTGCTAATACGTTTTTTCGGGCTAGACACGTTATCAACGGTGATGCTGATATAAAACTTGGCATGGCATTTCATATAACCCTAAATTCTATACGTAAAGCATGGCAGCAATTCGAAGGCAGTCATGTTATTTTCTGCTTAGAGGGTAGATCATGGCGCAAAGACTACTATGCTCCGTATAAGCGTAATCGTTCAGATGCTCGTGCAGCACATACAGAACGTGAACAAGAAGAAGAAAAAGTGTTTTGGGAAGCCTTTGATACATTTAAAGAATTTATCACAGAAAAAACTAATTGTACAGTTCTGCAACACAGTCAATTAGAAGCTGACGATTTGATTGCAGGATGGATTCAAAGTCATCCAGATGATAATCATGTTATTATTTCCACTGACACGGACTTTGTGCAACTAATTGCACCTAATGTCAGGCAGTATAACGGCGTAATGGAATGTACCATAACATACGAAGGTCATTTTGATGACAAAGGTCGTCCTATTATTGACAAAAAAACACAGTTGCCTAAGCCTGCACCTAACCCAGAATGGCTGTTATTTGAAAAATGTATGCGTGGTGATACTTCAGATAATGTATTTTCTGCTTATCCGGGGGTGCGTACTAAAGGCACAAGCAAAAAAGTTGGCCTCACTGAAGCGTTCGAAGATCGTAAAAGCAAAGGTTTTAACTGGAACAATCTCATGCTACAACGTTGGACTGATCACGAAGGTCAAGAACATCGTGTGTTAGAAGACTACGAACGAAATCGTAGACTAATCGATCTTACAGCACAGCCCGACGATATTAAGAAAATTATCACTGAAACTATTGCCACCGCAACTTCAGCCAATAAAGATATTGCACAGGTAGGGATTAGACTTATGAAATTTTGCGGACTTTACGATCTAAAGAAAATTTCAGAACAAGCGGCCAGTTATGCTGAGCCATTAAATGCGAGGTATCCCGTATGACAGAATTACATGCTAAACCAATTATCGATAATAAATTTTGGATTGTCGAACAAGATGGAGAAAAGGTTGCTACTCTAAGAAAGAACGAAGACAATCGATTTGTTATGAGCAATGAAGCAGGTATTAAAATTTATGACACTAAAGAAAGTCTTACAAAAGTATTCGGTAAGAAATTTTTTACAGTTAAGATTGTTAAAGAAAGTGAACATGCTTTGCCTAATGAAGTTCACGGATATCCAACTAGTACCTCCCCCTATAATGCCATGTTTGATATCAGAAAAAAACTTCCACTGTTTACTAAAAGTGACGATTCAAAAAGTTTATATTGTGCAGGCTATTACACTATTAAATTCGATAAAGGTTGGGTTAAGAGTTTTTGTCCTAAAAAGATTACACTGGAACGTTATCCTTACAAGGGGCCGTTCAAAACAGAATTAGAAATGAAACAGGTATTATCAAATGTCTCAAAATAATATACCAAATACATTACCGACAGTTGAAAAATTAATCCAACGTGTAAACATTGCTGAAAAAAGTCAACAGAAAGAAATAAGAATTACTATACAAGAAGCACGCGATCTGACTACAGAACTGGCAATATTAACCGCTAAATTAGGTCGCACTGTACAGGACATACATGCTATGTTAGCTGAAATACGCGAATCAACTACTAAAATAGACGTAAAGTTCGACGGCGGTGGCTTCTAAAAGACATAAATATATACGTGGTTAATTAGGAATTACGTATATATGAGTCGACCAAAACCAAAGATTTTATTAGAATATGCAAACAAAGAAAACTTCAAAGTCGAACAGATTCTCGACAGCGAAGCCATCTGGGCTGTTTTCTATAAAGGTCAACCATTCAATCTTAAGAGTGGTAGTCTAGTCGCCAGCTATCCCGGACCTAAATACAAAAAAGTTTCATTTTCAAATCCTGGCCACGCTATAAATCTGGCAAAAAAGTTAAACAAACTTTTTAAAACTTCTGACTTCGCTGTTTATAAACTGACCTCAGGCGAAGAGGTAAAATAACATGGACATTAAGGATACCTATACACAGGTATTCTTACAGGCAGCAGATCGAGAAGCTGATCCTGATATAATTAAAAAATACAAATCTATTTGGTGGTGGAATTTCAGATCAAAGAATTCTGGTGGTCTTAGATTGACAGAAGAAGCAATGACTTTTATTCAAGAAGATGCTAAAATAAAAACATACAAAATAGATTTTCCTAAAGAATTTGCGTTTACTCCACAGGTATTAGTTTGGTTAGATAATTTCATCGATAGTCCGTTTTATATTACTAAAAAATTTATTGTGGTGTTAAAAGAACGTGCGGCCTTTGAATTATATCTATTTTCCGGAGATATTAGAAAACTGGGTTATAACAAAGCCTTGGCCAAAAGATTAAGCCAAGAATCAGTGCCAGAATAATATACCCTTATAAATA